AGTGTGTAGTTTAATGTAAACCTGAATGGAGATTGATATGCTGCTGAATCTTGGTGCAAAATGTGGATTACCTGCTTTCCGTGAAAAAGCGATGGACACTGTGCTGCCGGGTTTCTATGGCGACCTGAGCAGGGGGAGTTGCTCCCTCAAGGGCCCCCGGGTGGTTTTCGGGCAAAGGGAAGCGGAGGAATTGGGGGCCGACATGTTTATGGAGACTGGTTTTTTTCGGGATGCCGTATGGCTCGACAAGATGGGCATGTATGCGAAGCAGAGCCTTAATTCAAGCTCTCTGCCGGCCATTATAGACAACTTCTCACCGCCTGACGACATTATTGCCATTGTTGTGGATTCGGACGTCTCAAGCAAGTATGAGCAGGGTGGTGTTGCACCGATTGAGCCGTGGAATGGGTATGTGTTTGCTTCCCAGGTTCCGCACGATATGCAGATCCAGCTTTATGGCGAGGAATATTACTGGCGTCGGATGGAGAAATGCTGTGAGATCCTTAAAGACAAGCTGTTCATTAAAATTCATCCTAAGATAAAGGATACGGAAGTTATCGCCCGGATGCGAGACATCGCCGGGAAATACGGCTCAACAGTTGGCTGGTGCGACATGAGCGACACTTCCGGCTGGAAGGAAGTGCTTTGCTTCAATTCGGGGTTTGTCGTTGACTGCTGGATGAGGGGGATTCCTACCCATACGTTTTCAAATGGCTCGCTATATGCGTTAAACGAACGGTACCTGTTCCGTGGGTTAGACCCTTTTTCTGCACCCAGGGCCCGGAAGGTTGTGAACTTCCTCATGTGGAGGTATTGTCTTCCACTTGGCTTGACTGCTGAACAGTGGGAAGAAGTGTTTAACATATATCATGCGAGCGACGAGCTATTTCCTTTGCCGGTTGAGTATTCGTGGGGCTATTGGTTCAAAAAGAGATACCTTGAGAGGTTGAGATAATGAACTGGAATGCAAGCATTTTAAGGATGGAAGGATCGCCGGAAGGCGTTGTCGGTGTCCTGAAGATTCGGGAAAAGGTTATTGCCTTTACGCTTGAGCATCCCGACCATTTGATTCCTCCCGGGATCTATGGTTGTGTCAAATATCCTTCCGAGCAACACGGCATGACGTATTTGATTCAGGTTCCGGGCCGTAGCGGTATTCTCTTCCATGTCGGAAACAGGATTAAGGACACAACCGGCTGTGTGCTGCTCGGCAGAAAAGTTGGATGGATTGACGGTGAGAGGGCTGTTCTTGAAAGCCGCAACTCTTATTACGACTTTAGGCGTATCATGGGCAGTGCGGAGAATTTCACGGTTCATGTTATTGAAGTAATTTTATAGTTTATACGGGGCCAGGAACGGCAAGGCTAGGCCAGGCAAGGCTAGGCAAGGCACGGGCTTTAATCAATTCAGTGGAGGTAGCGTATGGGTATCTCAAGAGAACAATTTGAGCAAATGAGGGCAACCGTAGCCTATGAGAATATCCGGCAAGAGAATATGAATCTTGCCAGGATGCTTGCAAACAGTCCCATAATTCGGCCTGATGCGGAGTTCTTCTATTTCGCAACAACTCACGATGGTCAGCCAGTTAGGCTGTACTATGAATGGGAAGAGGTGTGGAATGGCGAACGGCTCAAGAAGTACCGTGAAATCCGGCGGACATCAATGGAGAATGCGAGAAAGTATAATGACGATCGGCTGAAAGATGTCCCGGGTGACGATCCCGACACAGAGAAAGACGTTGACGATCAGGAAACCGAACGGAACCTGAAAAGCAGGTTGGATGAAAACAAGGTTTCGGGAGATATAAAACAATATGGCGATCAAGGATAAATTGTGAGCTTTCACACGGAAATAATTGAGAAGTGCTTTCGGATTGTGCCAAAGGATTTGAGCGATGGAGATCTAGCCGACGAATTTGGCATGGTTCCGTATGACCTCTGGCCGCATCAGCACAGGGTTCTGGCTGTAATTGATGCTGCTCCACGTAACGCCGGGCATGTTGTCCTAAAGGCGGCCTCGGTGGGCATGTCAAGCGTTGCGCTGGCTTATGGTATGGTTGACGTAATGACCAAGCCTAACCAGACGATGGTGCTTATAACACACGAGGAAAAGCTTTCTCAGCTGCTGCTCCGGAGAGCTAAAAGCTTCGTCAGGACGGCCACTGAGGCGGCCCCGGATATGTTCCCAAGCATTACCCGTGACCCGAGAAACGAGATTGAGCTTTCAAACCGGAGCTTGGTCTACATCGGGACCGCGGGCTCGGATTCAAACCCCGGCCGTGGTAATCCGTTCAACATCCTGATCTGCTCTGAGTGCGCTTTCTACCGTGATGCAGGTAAATTAATAACCGCCCTTTTGCCGCGCGCGAAAAAGGCTTTAAAGCTATTTGAGTCTACGGCGAATGGCTCACAGGGCTGGTTTTACCACCAGTTTAAAAAGGCTATGTCAAAAAAAGGTATTTTTATCCCGACATTTATCCCATGGTTTGAGCATTTCGACTACACCAATGACACACCCTGGAATGTAATTTCCTTGAAAGACAAAACTGAGGATGAGAAGGAAATGCAGTACGACTTTAAACTTAAGGGTGGCCAGCTCGCATGGCGCCGGGACACAATCTCTGAGCTTGACGATGACGAGAGCAAGGGAATGTCCGGTGACGAGGCTTTCAAGCAGGAATACCCAATGACATGGGAAGAAGCTTTCCTGCGGTCAGGATCCCCTATCTTTGGTCACAGGGTATATCAGAAGGTTGCCGAGACAATCTGCAATCCAATTCTAGTAGGAGACATCAGTGCCTAAACCTTTTTCGCTGCCGATTACATCAAAACCGCCATTGAGCGTATGGGAAGAGCCAAACCCTGCTTATGATTACGCAATGGGTGTCGATACCGGTGAAGGACTAGGGCAGGAGTACAGCGTGGCAAGCGTATTCTGCCGGCAGACAGGCAAGCAAATGGCCCAATATATCACAAGGCAGCAGGATCCGGAAGAGTTTGCCCATTCAGCCATGGCCCTCGGGCAGTTCTTTGGCTATGCAAAGTCCGTGATCGAGGCCAACAGCGTGGGCTTGACGGTTGTTGTCCTGTTTAAAGAGCATTACCGGCGTAGCAAAATATTCAAGCAGAAGGCTTTAACTAAATCAAAGCATGTTGACAGGATTGAGTATGGCTGGAAAACTACACGCACAAACCGGCAATTCCTGATCTTTGAGTTTAAGGCGGCGATTAAACGCGGATATGTTAAGATCCGCAGCCAGGCCAGCCTTGACCAGATGAAGACCTTTATCCGAAAGGCCGAAGGCCGTGTTGAACATGCTGATGGCGAGTATGACGACTGCGTTTTTGCTGACGCCCTTGCCTTCCAGGGGTTTAAAGACATTATCCCGCGAGAAGAAACCCGCGCCAAGAAGGAAAAGGCCGGCCCCACCACGGTGAAAGAGTTCGTCGACATTGCCAGGAAAATTACAAACGCCCGCAGCACCCGGGAATTTTGCATTGGCCGTGACGATGAAGTTGAGGAAGATACTTCCATCATTCTGCGTAGATAATCGTACAATATCCCCTATCCCGCAAAAATAAAGCTTGACATCTGCAAAAACTATCCCATAATGGAATACATATTCCAAAATTGAATACACCTATTCCAAAATGGAACACTTATGGCAACGAGATCAATTACCCGAGATCGTGACAAGTTCCAGGCATGTAAAATCAAGAGGCAGCCGCAAGAGCGCGTTTGGAAGAAAAACGGCGACATCTATGATGGCAAGCACTGGAATGGAATAACAACCACCTATGACGACCAAATAACGTTCAACCTCGCCAAAACCATGATAGACACTATTCGCGATAGCGTCTATTTCCGAAATCCACAGTTCGTTTGGGAAGCCGCCAATAAAGAATTTGATGTAATCTCGGATGTTCTGAACCAGATTTTCCCGCAAATCCTTAAAAACATCATGTATAAGCACATGACAAAGTTGTGTGTCTTTGATGCGCTGCGATATGGCGTAGGATATAAGCTGAACGGCTACACACTTGACGGAGATTTAACCAATGACGCTATCCGGCCTGATGAGGTCCATTCCATATGGATACCACACGATTCGGTCTATCTTGACAAGGATGCGTATGGTATGTGGGACAGTAATTACCTGTTTATGGAAGTCGACCGTGGCTATGATGAGGTAAAAAATCATCCGGCATACAGGATCCCGAAAAGCTTCAAAGAGTCATACACGGTTGGTGACGTTAATTATCGGGACGAAAACGACCCCAAGAGGTGCAAACTTATCCACATGTTTGACCGTGGAGACGGTAAGCACAGGATTTTCTGCGACGAGAACGGATCTCAGGCTTATATCTACGATGAAGACTGGCCGCTTGGTCCTGATTGCAACTTTTTCCCGATAAACTCCCTCCGAATCAACGAAAACGGGCTGTACCCGCCTGGAGTTATTGAAAGTATCGTTCCTCTGAACGAGGAATTTAACAAAATGGAGTCGATGAAAGTCACCCATGCCAAGCGATTTAACCGTAAATATCACGTTAAGGGTGCTGAACTAGAGCAAAAAGCTCGGGAAGCACTTGAAGCCGGATATGATGGCGCGATTATAACAACCGAAGAAGATGTTTCGATTACTCCGCTGGCAGATGCTGACTTGACACAGGCAGTTTATGCTACCGCAAATGACTGCTGGACATTTATGAAGATGATCCTGCGTGTCAGTGACTACCGGATGGGGCAACGGCCTACAGGAGAAATGACGGCCACCGAAGCGCAAATGGTTGAAGGTGGAAGCAACCTCGGAAATGATTACACCCGGGACGTTATCGCTGATTTCTGTGAACGTGACGGTGTATGCCTTCTGGCCTTAATGCGGGAGAATTATGATACCGAAAAGTATTTCCGGCTAACTAACGGCCAATCTGTTCCCTTTTCTCGCGAATTGCTTGAAGGTGCGGACTTCAACCTTAATGTTGACTGTGAGGGGTCGGCTCCTCCCGAACGGGTTCAGGAGCGCCAAGAGGCGCTTTCGCTTATGGAGCTTCTCGGCGAAAGCCCATTCATCAATCCTTTGAAACCGATAGAACAGGTTTTAAAGACATTCCGATCGGTAACAAACCCGAAAGAGTGGATGAATACGCCCGCAGTTATGAATGTAATTGCACAGTCTATGTCAAATGGCGGGCCTGATGCGAACATGTCAGCGATAAAGAGTTATCTTGAATCCGGGCAAACATCAACAATTCTCCCGGCAACGAAGTATACTCAAGTAACCTGATGGAAAAGCAGCGGAAGTTTCTTTTGGAACCACTTCGGGAATTTTCCGAGTACGGTTCGCATGGATCCGGCCTATTGGGATGGCACTTTAGCTATGCAATTGACGGACCGGAAGACCGAGAAGCGTTCCAGGAGCTGAAAAATCTTAGTTACAAGGTAAGCAAGGCCAGGATGAAGGCAATCGTTGACCCGACCGAGGAAAATCTTTTGGAACTATTCGATATGCAACGGATCGAAATAAACAAAATTCGAAAACTTTACATGGACGACTAATGAACAAAACAGGAAGATACGTTTATCGAGATGGAAAATGTGTGAAGGTTTCAAGCGATGTGCCGCGCATTGCCTCTCGTATCGACGGAGCATTCTATCCCGGTAATCCGTATACCGAGTATTTTAACGGCCGAGATCCGGTTACAATAACTTCAAAGGGCCACAAAAAGGCCGAGATGGCTGCTCGTGGTATCGTTGAATATGCTGGTGACGAATCCTTCGAAAAGGCTGGGACGATATATTCTTATACCGGCCAGGTAAACAAGACCCGAAAATCCAAGCCGGCAGTGAAGTTGCCAAAAAGCATGAAACATTTAGCCGCAAACATGACATAGAGGTGCAGCATGGCGAAGGAATTTTTGCTCAAAAACGTTAAATGCGCGAGCGCAAAGGCAGCCAAGAAGAAAGTTGACGAACCTGCCAAACCGAAACCGAAGAAATCAAAGGATGTTGACTACCTTGGGGGTATAGCTCCTGCCAAAAAATCTTGGCGGAATGGCGATGCCAAGAAGGATGATGCCGATTCCGTTGCCTCCGACACTTGTGCACCAATGTCGGCTGCGGAAGGACCAACCGTCTTCTGTGTTACAATTGGCGATACGACTTTGATACTGAAACACATCGGTGCCATAGGTGTTATGAACGAAAAGGCGTTAGCACATACGGCCAAACCACATATCCTGCGGGTATATGTTTCCGGCAGCATTCAGAGGTTCTCGTTTGAGCTTGAGTCTGAACGCGATGCCGTTAAGGATAAGTTGCTGAATCTCATCACTTTCCCGAACCAGAGTCACTCCATATATGAATGGAAGAACTGGAAGTAATTTGACAATTAAATAGTGGGGTCTGCTCTGAACCGGCAGGGGACGAGCAGGGCAAGAATACTAAAGGGCAATACGGTGCCGTATACATCGTACTGCCCTTTTTTATTGCCCTGAAGTTTTTATGGTTGCGGAACCTTAAACCCAGCCGCGAGGCGTAAAATCCAGCCGTGAGGCGTAAATCTAAATCAATAAGGAGGAAGTATGGCAGTACAGGCCAAAGAAGGAATTGTCAGTATGGAATCAGAGACAGATGTTTTCGCAGGGAATGATACCGAAATTGAAGATGGTTTCGGGAACATTCTGAATCCGCAGGAATCCGAGGACCCTGATGAGTCGGCAGGCGAGGATGACGAGGGCGAAGACAGCGAGAACCTCGATAGCGATGAGGATGATCTTGACGGCGAGGACGGAGCCCCAAAAGGCATGTCTCCGAAGCTGTATAAGACTTTCTCGGCGCAGAAGAAAGAACTCGCAAAGCTGAAGGAGCTTGTGGGGGATAAGGACATCGGAGGCTTGGACCGGGACGCAGCCGCGTTTCGTGAGCTGATGGTAGACCCCGGATTCCAGAAGTACATTGGGGCCAAGCTCTCAGGACAGGGCTCGGCTCCGGAAGCAACGGCTCCGGATCTCAGCAAAATCGACTTCAACGATATGTCTGACGCCGACATTGCTTCTATGATGGTCGAAGCAGTAAAGCACGATTTAAATCAGGGTGTTGTTGGCAACCTGACGTCTCAAATCGGGGAGCTGAAACAAGTTGTAAATGGTCTTGTTGGAAAGATAACTGACGGTGAAGTGAACAGCTTTCTTGCAGACGAGAAGAATTATCCCGGCGCGAAGGGCAAAGAAACGGCCATTCGCGCTAAGATGAAAGCTCTCGGCTGCTCGCAGCAGGACGCTTACTTTGCGGTCATGGGACCTGAGCTTGTCAAGGAAGGAAAGCAGGCAGGGTTAAAGTCTGCCGGCAAAAAACGTGGCAAGCAGGTTCATATCGCCAGCAGGTCGAACCGCGCAGCACCCAATAAACAGGGAATGCCTTCTTCGATCAAGGATGCTTTCAGAGCAGCCTGTGAGGAGCAGGGCGTAGACCCAAACTCTTTTCAATGAAAGGACGGTGATAGGCCGTGTCTTCAACAAGCGAGACAAGAACCTATAACACCCTAATAACCGCCGCAGCCAATAAGTATTTGACGAAAGTCGTGGATAACATTGGCAAAGCGAACATGGTTTTCCATGTACTGAACGGTGAAGGGTTCAAACGCAAACAAAACGGAAAAGAACGCATCGAGATCCCACTGCGGCTGGCGCGTTCAACGGCTGGTGGCTGGTATGAGAATTATGATCTTCTCAGCACCGAACCGGCAGATCCCCTGACCAAAGCTTTTTTCCCCTGGAAGCAGATTCATTACAGTATTGTGATGAGTCGCTTGGAGCAGCGGAAGAACGCCGGTGGTGAGCTGGACATGATGCAAGCCCTCATGGATGATGCGGAAGACAGCATGACTCAGGATATCAATGAGGCTACGTTCTCAACCGCATCGACAAGCGCCAGAAAGCAGATGGACGGATTGATGGGCCTGGTCCCGGAAGATCCCACCTCGGCTACCGGTGGACGCGGTGGTGACGGAAAGATCGGAGAAATCGATCAAAACGCAAACTCCTGGTGGAGAAACAAGGTTAAGGGAAACGACGGTGTGAGCTTCACATATGTTGCCGACTCTGATCTTGGTACGGTTCCGACGCTCTGGATGGGCATGGAGGAGCTTTACGAGAACTGTTCCAAGGGTGGTGGTCCCCGCAACAAGCGCGAGCCGAACATGGGCGTTGCTAACCAGATTTTCTACCAGCAGTATTTGATGGGCCTCGCTCCGCTTCGTCGGTTTTCTGACAGCAAGCTTGCCCAGGCTGGTTTCAAGAACATCATGTTCAACGATGTTCCGATTAACTGGGATGAGGATTGTGCCTCTGCATCATCCAGCTCATCGGTTGGTGTATGTTACTTCCTCAACAAATACTTCATGCACTGGGTCGTTGACTCTGAAACGGACTTCATGCACACTCCGTTTGTTCGCCCCGCTAACCAGGATGCCCGGATCTGCCAGATTCTGACTTACGGCAACCTGACCGCATCTTCTCGCCGGAAACACGGCGTAATCATTGATGCGAACATCACTGACCGCACATAGAAAGGAGATTCCTTATGTCTGGAAGTTTTAATCAAATAATCGGGCGTGACATTAATGGCACCATTGCCACTTTTGACTCGGCCTGGTCCAAGACTCCGGCCTATACGATTGGGCAGGAAATTCAGGACGATGATGGAAATATCTATGCCTATGTGAAAACGGCAGAAAATGTTTCCATCTCGGTTTCGGCGGTAGTTATTCTGCTTACCGCGGGAGCAGAGGCAATCACGACTACGCTGGCGGCTGATAACGGAATTAAATGTGGTGTCGCGCTGGCTGCGTGTACCGCGGCTTCCGGGACCACTCAGTACGGATGGGTTATTGTCTATACTGGCGTTCAGCAGGTAACGTCAATGAATGTCGGCGCAGACTGCGAAGACCACCTAAGCCTTCAGACCTCGTCTGTTGCAGGTGTTGTTGATGATGCTACCGGCCAGGTGCATATTGCTGGCTTGGGCATTGGAACCACGCAGATCAGCGCGGCGGGTGCAAACACAACCGCGGTTCTGAACCGGCCTTATGTCGAGATCGGTTGGGCGTAAGCCTTAGATACACAGCAACCCTAAAGGGGGGCGGGTTCGTCCCGCTTCCCTTTTTTCCTTTGAGGTTCAAATGGCTTTCTTGTATTCCGACCTAATAACCGATTTCCGCACGCTGATGCGGGACCCCTCGGCCTTGAACAATAACTTCTTCACAGATGCAGAGATCCTTATTTGGTGCGCTGATGCAAACATGGAGGCTGTTCGTGAGGCCGGGCTTCAGCTTTTCACCACCACGTTGTCGATTACAGTGTTTGATGGTGATGTCGCTGACGCCATGACCGCCGAAACGAGCTACACCACAATAACCGTTGATGCTGCCACTTGCGTACCGCCGGCAACAGGTTCAATATCAATAGAAAATTCAGATGGCGACTCACAGACGTTTAATTACAGCTCTTGGAGCCTGGCCTCAACGACATATACGTTCAGTATTGATTCAACCGAAGCCGACTATTCTTTCGCTGCGAACGATACAGTGACTATTTATAAGCGGGAATATCCATACCCCACATCTGTCCTGAAAATTGTTTCGGTCGTTCGGGCAGACAACAAGCGAGTTCTGCCAACGACAATAAACGCCCTCGACGAGCATGATAGCGCATGGCGCGACGTAACCGGAGACATCGAACACTATTATCCGACAATGGAAACCGGGACTGCTGGCGAAAATGCCAATATCGGCTTTTACAGCGCCCCTACGTCCGCCGAAACGCTAAAAATCAGAGCATGGAAATTACCCGAATCGTCGGCCGCGGCTGCATCTGTTGCGACAAGCGATGGCCCGGAGGTCGAGGACTCAATCACAAAACTTCTGATGGACTACGTTCTCGCGCAGGGTTATCGCGTTAAGCGCGATTTCACGCAGTACGATAAGCTTATTACGAAGTTCTACGCCGTTAATCTAAAGCTGATTAAGCGGTTCTTCAACCGGGACGAGGATCGCATCATGGCTCTTGGCTCCAACGAGGGGCAGTCCGGTCTTGTGATCGGCCGGTATCCTGATGGCTACCCGAGGTTCGAGAAGTGAGCGAAAAAGACAAGACTCGTGTAAATTTTGTCAAGTGGACCGGCGGCCTCAACTCTCAGGCCGAGCCGTATTTGCTGCGCGAGGACGAATACGCCGACGCCTCCAATATTGTTTTGGAAAGCGGCGTTCCTCAGACGCGAATGGGCGCTGCGAAGTTTGATGCTACATATTTTGGGGCAAAGCAGGTTCGTGGCCTTGGAGAGTATCTGTATTATGACGTTGAGGGCTCGCTGACTCGATACCTACTGTCCGTTGAAGGTGCTAACCTCCGTATTTGGGCAGACTCCGGCGCTGGATATACCTATGTTGGCGTGGATGATGCTACCGAAGACCTCTCCGTTCAGTCGGCGGAAGCATATTGGGCAACCCTGACGAATTTCAAGAACAAAATGATCCTCTGCAACGGTGAAGATGAGCCGCGCGTGTTTAATGCTGACTATTCGACCACAGGAACGTATCCATTGGGACTGAAAGCCCCCATGCGAACGCTGCTCATTTCTGACTTCCCTGCAGCGGGTGCGGGTGACGATGGCCGCGTTGCTGTGAACTACTCCTATACGCTCGATGCGGGCGCTACCCTTGAGAAAAACAATGAGGGTGTGGTGAAGTGGCAGGCCCGCATTAACGGCAAAGATCTTGAGGGCAATGATTATGCTTTAAAACTATCCACATCAACAGACGGGGCGACTGTCTCTGCGACCTTGGTCTTTGACTCCGACCTCAACTTGTCTAAATACCTTGATACTGATGCTGGCTACTCTGACAACAATGACTTCATCTCTTTCAGCGCTTATGTTATTGGGTATGATTATCTTGACAATCTGACAATTACCATCGCCTTTGAGAACACAGACTTTACCGGCAAGATAGCCGCCTATCCTATCACCGGGCCAATCATGGATGCTAGAGATTGGGGCGGGTATCATGGCAAGCTGTACGAGATTCAGCTACCTAAATACCACTTCGAGGGGTATCGGTCAGGGTACGCGGCAGACGAGATGGCGTGGACAGCTATAAAAGCCATCAAATTCTCGGTTACCAAGCAGGCCGGAAACCAGGACTCAGACTCAACCGTGGATGTGTATATTGACTATCTTCGCATGGAGGAAAGCCCCCCTGTTCCGGCTCCGACACATCGGATAATCGACCCAATGGAAGCGTACAATAATTGGCGGTTTGCAGGAGCGTTTGGGGACGGCGCGGTGGAAAACGGTACGACTTGCTCGCAGGGCTTGTCGTCTAAAAAGATTGAGGCAGACGGTTCGAGGTTCCGAATCTACAACACCTACTCTACTGCTCTCGATTTGGCGCATTGGGACAACAATGTGCCGGTAAGAAAATCCGACTGCATCGCCTTTGACGTTTATGTTGACACTACGGCAGACATCACGGGCTGCTTAACGACTATGAGGCTTTATTCAGGGTCGAATAGATGGGCTGGAATATCAAAACATCAGGGTGTCTCAGGGCAGACTGCCGCGGGAGTGCCGCTTCGCAAAACCATGCCTGGGTTGCTAAAGAAAAAGAGCTGGGCCACGGTAAGGATCCCAGTCGGTTGGTTTGTGGACGCGGACACCACTAACCTTGTCGGCGAGTTTCTGAACATAAACAACCCGGAGTATGGAGACGCAGATCATGTGTTGGGTGGCTGGACGCCTGCAGAGATTATGACCAAAGTCACCCGCATTGACATTACGATGTGGGTAACTGGTGGCGCGACAGACATATACCTTGACAACCTCCGCCTGATACCTTTTCCGACATGGAAGTCTATTGCTCATTTTTCTGGCAAGAAGTGGGAAGAAGAAATCTCTCTCGCGGGGTTTTGGGACAAGACAGAGGATCTGCTTGAAAGCACAAAGTGGCTTAGCTGGATTCCTTCTCTCGTTGAATGGACCGGACTACAGTTGCCACAGACGAAGCACCTGGCTACGATACTTGGAGAACAGTGGTCCGTTACGGGCGTGACAGATTGGGACTTTGATTATGCGGACAAGCAGTCGGTGTTCGCCAGCCTCAGGATGGAGGTTGACCCGGGAGCCGTAGCCGTAGCGACTTTGGACTTTAGCGCGGTTTACGGGTTCAAGCGGAACCTTGCAGAATTCGGAACCGATGCGGCAACCGGCAGGCCGTCATGGTCTGATGGAATCTTGAATTTTGATGGCATTGTCTCGGATGATGTTGACGTTATTGAGTTTCATGTGATGGTTACGAGGATTACCGCTGTCGAGAAGATGCAGCTTATCTTTAAATGTGATACTTCTGAGACCGACTATTACATGTACGAGATTGTCCCGGAGGATTACGGCTATATGGACGCCAAGATTGGCCGGTCTTCAAGCGGCAAAAACTCCTCACAAGATAACCGGCTGGGGGACCATACATGGCATAAAATAAGAATCCCAAAGGCAGACTTTGCCCGGTTTGGAGCTACCACAGACGCAGGGTGGGACGGAATTGATTCTGTATCGGTTCTGGTCTACACGCATCACCTGATTGGGGCAACGGTCTGGCTTGACAACCTTCGGATGATAAATATGGGGGCCCTGACCGGGGAATACTACTACAAGGTGGTTTTCAGGTCGAAGGATAATCAATCTGAGCCGACCTATGCGTCCCTGCGGGCAGTTGCGGAGGGGGCAGACATTATGGTCGTATCTATACCCGTTTCCGACGACACCAGGGTGCTTTATAAAGACCTATACAGGATGGGTGGCGCGTCCATAACGTACAGATACGTTGACACTATTCCAAATGGCGACACGACCTATTATGACTACAGGCAGGACAAAGAATTGGGTGCGGAATTGGACACGGCTTTCGGGTTGCCGCCGGTTTGCAAGTATGGCAAAGAGCATAACAACCGACTGTTCATGGCAAACTCAAAGGTGCGACCTTCCAGGCTGTTCTTTTCCAGGCCGTTTGTGCCGGGCGCGTTTCCTCCCAATAACTATCTTGACATTGAACCGTCTGCCGGCGGAGAGATTACGGGCATGACCCGGGTGAGTGATGCGTTGATAGTATTCAAGACGAACTCTGTTTATCGGGTGCTTGAGGGGGTCCAGGGCGGCAGGTCGTCGCACTGGTGGGACTGTCTTAGTAACACCGTTGGCTGCGATGCACCCCGGTCGATTGTGGCTCAAAACGACATCTGCTATTGGATATGGGGAAATAAGCCGTATCGGATGGTTGGCAGTAGAATTGACGACGCCTTCGGCGATTCAGTTGAGGATTTGTTCGCCTATTCCGATGGGGCCAGCACAGACTACACCAATCATTCGGCTTGCGCCTGCTATCATAAAAACAGGGTGCTTTTCTCAATCAGAAGCGCGTCTGGTTCGACAGAAAACGACAAGGTCGTGACATATAATACAAAATATGACTGCTGGGAGTCAAAACAGTACGGCACTGGGTGGAGCCTGAACAATCTCATAAGCACTTTCGACCGCAAGCTTCTCGGGGGGGCGTCCGCAGAACTGACAACCGACGCAGACGACCTGCACCTTTGGGAACTGATGAAGGATGCCACTTATGCGGACAATGCCATTGCAATCTCGGCGTCCGTGAGGACACGGTTTCTGGCAGGACTAGAAAAGTCTCTTGCTGGGCAAAGCCTGTGGGTGGCATGTAAGAAGCACGCCGGAGCCTTTTCAAGTGACAATATGACCATCCGGCCAGTGGTGGATTACACCATAGACGAGGGTGACGAGGGCAGCATTACAACGGTAAGTGACAATTTTAGCCTCTCTAGCGTTTCCAGGCCTCAGTTCTTCAGAATGCCTATCCGGGCGAACGACATAGGTGGGTTTCTTGGCTTTGACATCGGATGCTCAAATGATACCGGGGTGTGGAAGCTACTAACTGCCGTCTTGGATGTTATAGTCGAGGAAGATAAGTAGTGAGAAATCCGTTTAACATTCGGAAGCGCAACAAAGATCTCGACATTAGGCAGCTTGAGAGGTCTATTGACCGTCTATATGATGTTGCTGACGACACAAAGCTACAAAAATCCAGACATTCCATGCAGGACACCTCGTCGGTTGACGGCAAGGTTTCCCCTCCGATAGACGTCACAGTTACCTCGGGCATTTCCAGGGAGGACACTTTGTTTCGGATGAGCTACCTGCGGGCAACGTGGAGTAAGGTTCCTGGGGCCTTCAGGTACACGGCGCAGATGTCAACAAAGGCAATGGGGCAGATGAATGCCATGAGGGAGGGTTCCGCTGCGGAAGCCCAGTGGGAAAACGTCCCGCCCGGAGCACAGGTTCAGGTGCGGGTTCGGTCGACTGACGACAGGGGCAATAATGGAGAGTGGAGCGCATGGGTCACACACGTTATCGACTCCGGTGTTTTTCAGGGCGTAGCACCTGTCGGACTAGACGTTACAAAGTTTGGGAAGTGGATACACGCCAGCGTTGACCGCGTTCCTCGCAGGTCTAACCGGGACCACTTTGGGTTTGAGTGGCACGCATCCACCACGGAGGACTTTGACCCTGACACGCAGGATGAGCGCCAAAACCTGATTCTTAACGGCGATTTTGGCCGATCTGACGCAGACGACGAGGTGGAGGGTTGGACGGAATCTGGCACTCTCGGCTCTGACACATACACAGAGACTCAGAGTAGGTCCGGAGACTCTAGCTGTTTGCTGCATGTGGACGCGGCAGGGGAATACCTGTATCAGGCCGTGAGCCTTGACGCAGAGAGCTATTATGTGGTTGAGGGGTTTGTCCGGTCGGCTTCCGGCGTTGCCACCAATCCGATGATTGAGGTGGATTTCACAACCGGGGCCGTTGAGTCGGGGTATGAAACCTCAGACTCTTTGGCCTTTTGCCTGACGACATACTGGCGCAAAATCCGGTGGACATTCAAGACTGACGACACAGAGAATCCCGCTATCAACGTAAAACTTCGATTCTCCGGGACGACTACTGGTTCTGTCTACTTTGACGACATCCGCGTCCGTAAAATAAACGGCACATTCCAAAAATACAGTCTAGGCAATCATGCTTTCTGGCGGGATAGTGACTTTGACCAGAAATATGTGAAGGTCCGGGGCGTGGACGTAAACGGTAAATATTCTGCCTGGAGCGAGGCGGTTGCTACCGACGCGGCCTTTGCTCTGTCCGGATTGGCTTCAAAGCCTAACGCTCCGACAAGCGTAACTATCGGGTCCGGCGGTACGTCTTTGAAATTCATGCGAGTGGGATGGGCAAATGTGTCGTGGACGAACCCCACAACCTATGAGAATTATGAGACATTATCTGAGGATGATGTTGTCGGATATAAAATATACTGGATTGATTCTGAGGATTACGACAACGATGCCGGCACTGAATGGCACAGCCGGTTTATCCCGGGGCAGAGGGTTACTTTTTCCAATGCTTCCGCTGTAATCAGAGGGCTTGTCAAGGCAAAGGCATACAGGTTCAAGGTTACGGTAATGACGGCCCTTGTCGGCGCGAATGCCGAGTCAGATCAGTCAACTGTATCCGCCGAAGCTACGATAACCGAAAGGGCTGCTCCGTCTGTCTTGACACCAACCGTCGCAACCACGGACGCCTACTCAAACTCGGATGGTCAGCAATATTTCCGTCAGGCATTTAAAACGCTCGGAATCCCAAAGGACGATGTCGATAGCGAGGAAATTGCTTATGTCCATGTTAAGTTCAGCAAAACAGGAAATGCTTTCTCGCATCACGCTATATATCCGACCGACACGCTGGAAGTCGTGGACCGAGAGTCCTTAACAGACCAACCTCTCAGCAGCATGACTGCCTGTTACACAATGGAAGCTCTCACCAGTGGCAAGCTTCCCGACCAAATAGGCTCATTAGATGGTACGATGGAGGGTGGTGCCACTATTGAGAATACGCCTGCGAAGACGACCGAGGACTATATCCCAAGGGGTGCGAAATCTTTGTTTCTTGGGACATATCTTCAGTCAAGATATGCACAGATAGCACAGACTGCATCTGATACACCTTTTAGCCTAACGGCAGATTCTCCGTGGAGTATATCTTTGTGGGTTCATCCTGACGCTACGTATGGCATTCCCCTTATAACCAGGTCCGATGGTGTTTCCGGAATGCACTGGGTGTTCGTATTTAAAACCAACCAAACATACTTTAAGATCGGCCACAACGCGAGTAACTTTTGGGGGAGATTCGGTGGAACAATAACTGGAAATAATGTATGGCACCATATTGTTGTTACCTATGCCGGGTCGGGAGAAAAGAATCAGATCCGCACCTATATGAACGCTGTGCAAAATGATGGGGATACATTTAGTACGGGGACAGCGGTCTTGGATTGGTCTGGATCTAACGGAGAAATCCCTGTACGTTTAGGCTACGATGTTGACGAGTCGAATCAATATGGTGGCTATATGGACGAGGTAATGTTCTTTGACCGCCAGCTTTCTCAG